GAGCAACCTAACGGTCTCGGCGGATTTTCGCCTATACTTTTGACCCGTCCCCCCCGTCGGGGTCAAAAAGGCTCAAAAATGCAGGAAAAACGAGGTTTTTGCCCGGTTTTGGGGCGCTCAGTCTAGGAAGTGAAAGGTGAAGCGCCGGGCGCCCGCGCCGATCGTGCCGCCGGCTGGGTCGAAGACCTTGAAGACCGAATTGTTGGCGTCGTTGCCGGCGGCGCTGTAATCGTGGAAGATGTCCACGTCGCCGGCGGGATCCACACACTGGGCGAGGATGTAATCTTGGACCGCCCCAAGCGCGTGGTTAAACGTGAAGGAAACCGCCGCGGCGCCTAATGTTTCAACGTGCGAAACGCGACGGATGCCGAGGTTGCCTTGCGCTCCGCTCTTGGTGCTTGCGCCGGTGCCGCCATCGGCAAGGGCGAGGTCGGTGATGCCCGCAATCGTGCCGCCGGTGATGGCCACGGCGGTGGCGTTTTGCTGCGTCATGCTGCCAGCAGCCAAACCCAAAACCGTGTTCAGGTTTACCCCAGGCGTTGCCCACCCGCTTTTCACCCCCGTCGCGTTGACGCTGCGGACGCGGAAGTATTGAGCGGCGAGCGTGTCGCTATAAACGAAGGTCCTCGTCTCGGTGGTGTTGCGCTTGCTCGACGGCCATTGGAGATCGGCGTCGGCGTCGGTGTCGGAGGTATGCAACACCCAATCATAGGAGACCACATCCTTCTCGGTTGGCGCAGTCCAGGAGATCAAACACCCGAACCGTTGCACGCCAAAGGCGAACGATGGCGGGACGATCGCGCCGCTCGCCGATGAGCTTGCGGTGACACTGGTGGGCGAGGAAGCCGTTGCCTTGTTCGGAGCCGCGAAAGGCGAGCCCGTCGCGTCCACGATGCCGGAGCCTACGCCGAAGGCGGAGAAGGCTTGCACGGCGACCTCGTAGCTCACGCCGGGGCTGAGGTCGTCGATGTCGCTTGTGCTGCCGCCGGTGCTGCGTTGATCGGCGACGATCCACCCCGTCGCGCCGCTCTTGCGATAGAGCAGGTTGAGCACGTAGCCGCCGCTCGGCATCGCGGGCACGTTAATCACGAGTTTCGAGAAGACGGTGCCGTCGCCGCTCAGGTAGGTCGTGGAAGAGCTTAGCGTGGGCGCGGCGGGGTTGCTGGGTGGGGTCGTGCTCAGACCTTGCACGTCAACCCATGCCGAGCCGCTCCAACGATAAAGCCGGTTGGCGTCGTCGGTATCGACCCAGAGATCGCCGACGGCCGTAGCGGTGGGCGCGCTAATTTGGTAGAAGGTCACGATCTTGCCGTCGGCCGTAGCTTGGGCGTTGCCGGCGTTGGTGAGCGCGGTGGCGATGCCGGTGTCGCGGATGGCGACCCACGCCGAGCCGCTCCATCGGTATAGCTTGTTGCTGTCGTCGCTATCGACCCAGAGATCGCCGACGCCTTCGGCCGTGGGCGCGCTCGTTTGCACGAAGGTCACGACCTTGCCGTCGGCGGTGGCTTGGGCGTCGGCGGCGTCGGAGATCGCCGTGGCGGCGGCGGATGCGGCGGCGGCGATGTCGGCGGCGATAGATGGATCGAGGGAGCCGGCCGACACGGTGCCAGGCGTGGCGGTTGCGGTGGCGCTAAAGGCGCCGGCGTTTTCGCTGCGGTCGATGGCGCGGACGCGGTAGTCGTAGGCCGTGCCGATGGTCACATCGACATCGACGAAGCGCGAGGCGCGGACCTCGGCGAGTTTAGCCCAGGTGCCGGCGCCGGCGGGGCTGCGTTGGACTTCATACTCGCCCAAGTCGGCCTCGGTGCTGTCAGGCCAATCGAGCGAGACGGCTTTGCCCGTGCCAGTGACGGCGGTGAGGCTTGCGACGGTCGCGGGGCCGGAGGTATCGCCGGCCGCGGTGAGGTTGACCGTTACCCATGAGGACGGCACGGCGAGGTTGTTTTCGCTGCGCACGCGGAAATTGTAAGCGGTGCCGATGACGACCGCGCCGATGAATTCGCGCACGGCATCGCCTCGCACCGTTGACCACGGCCGCCAATCGGCACTTGCGTTCGGCTTGAACTCGATGCGGATAACGCCGCCTTGCGTCACGTTGATGTCGGCCGGGGCGGTCCAGTCCAGGCGCACGCGGGGCATCACGCTCCCATCGGCTTGGAGGTCGGTGGTGGTGGCGTCGCTCGTCGCGGTGAGCGAGGTGGGCGCGGCCACGGTAAACGGATCGGGCAACGTGGTGTTGGGCGCGAGATCCACGATCGTTTCTTCGCCGTTGGCCCAATCCCACACGCCGGCCGCCGTCTCTTGCAGCTCGAGCGCGATGCCGAGCGTGAGGTTGTCGCCCTCGCCGACCAGGCGGAAATCCCACGAGATGACGGAGAACTGTTTGGCGGTCCATCCCAACGTCGCCCGCGTGATCTCGACCACATCGCCGGGCATACACTGCATGGCCTTGAGCATATAGACGCCCCCGCAAGTGATCTGTTGGCGGCCGCGCTCGAGCTCGATCTTGGCGAGGCGTTGCGCCGTGGCGGGCGAGGTCGTGAAATTGAACTGCACATCGCGGTCGAGCCAGATGCCGCCATCGGCGGCCTTGTAAGTCGTGTTGGCGATGGGTGGGAAATCGGCGGCGGCCCAGTTGGTCGTCGGGCTGATGTAGATGCCGCGCACGCGGTTAAAGGTATCGCGCCGCGATTGGCGCGGTTGCACGGTGAAGCCGCCGCAAAGATCGGCATCGGTGAGCGAGAGCGTGGGCGTGCGGTGGGCGCCGGCGCGCACGGTCCACGTGCCGCCCGTGTCCACGATGTGGCCGGCCATCGCGCCCGCGAGGTCGAGGAGCACGGCGTCGGGATCTTGGTCGGCGTTGATCGTGCCGTTGCACGTGTAGCGGTCCTCGGTGCCGCTCGGGTTGAGCGTGATGTTTTCGTCGCAGATATTGGCGGCTTCGATGAGATCGGCCGAGCGGATGCGGGCGCGGGCGACGCCTTTGCCGAAGGTGGAGTCTTCCAGGTAATCGGCGGCGCAGAGGGCCGCGTTGGCCGACCACACGGTGGTCGAGGTGCGCGGGTCGAAGACCTTTTTGCCCTTCACCATGCAGCGCACGTTTGGGAGGCCGTTGGGGAATTTTTCGGCGGAGTAGGTGAGGCGGATGTAAAGGTAGGCGATGCCGCGGAGGCGGTGGGCGGAGGTCCACACGGCGGGCGCATCGGCGTTGAGCGAGGCCTCGACGCTTTGCGTGGAGGTGCCGAGGTGCTTCCCCATGTGCACGAGGCCGGAATAAAAGCCGGTCGCATCGCCGGAGCCGTTAAACGGCACGACCTCGTCGCCGAAGTAGATGTCGCCCAGCTCCTCGACCTCATGGCCGGCCATGGCAATAATCATGTGCAATTGCTGATTGTTTGCGCCGGTGGTGTGGAGAAAAACGAGCGTGCCAGAGACGAGGACTTGGCCGTAGATGAGCCGGCGCGGCGCGATGGGGTCGCGGGTCATGAGGTTGCGCCCCTGGTCGATGCTGCCGGTGGAGAGTTGCCGGCGGAGCTTGGCGCTTTGCGCGGAGGAGTAGGCAATCGAGGCGGCGGCGGTGAGCCCGTAGAAAATCGCCGCTTGCACGCCGGCCACGGTGACGGAAATGCCCGTGGCAATTGTGAAATAAGCGCCGACGATCTTGGCGACGGCGACGGGGACGAGTTGAGGCATGGCGGGAGCGGTGAGAGGTTAAATCGAGAGGGTGGCTTGCGCGGTCTCGCGGGCGATGCGGGCCATCGCGGCGGCGTAGTAGTCGGCGTCGAGTTCGGAGGCCGTGAGGTGGGCGCCGAAGTAGTGGCAAGCGATCGCGTGCGAGCCGCTGCCGAGGTGGGTGTCGAGGATGCGTTGGCCGGGCTTGGCGTATCGCTCCAAAAGCCAAGTGTAGAGTTGGACCGGCTTTTGGGTGGGGTGGATTTTGTTCTTTTCAGCCAATACAGAGCGGCGAAACATTTTTGCAGGCGTTTGCAGGCTTATCCACGCATACTCACACATGCTGAGGCTAAAATCTTCCGGCTGAATTTTATCCCAGATGATAAAACCCTGAGAAGGATGCAGCGGAAAATAATTGCCGCCCCAGATAATTTGTTGACGGCTCACTCGGCGCAATTCGGCGAAGTATTCCAACGACGGAATATCCGAGTCCCATGGCTTTCGATCATGCAATTGACGCACCGGATTTGATGCAATGCCGATGCCGTAGGGCGGGTCGACAATTGCCAAGTCGAAGTGTTTGTCGGGAAATTCTCGCATGAGGTCCATGCAATCGCCGTGCCGGAGGTCGAGCGTGCCAGGCGTGGCGGCGAGGGGCTCGGCGGGCGCGACCTCGGCGGCGGACTCGGCTTCGAGGATGAGCTCGGGGGCGGCGCTCATGTTATCCAATCCGCCAAGCTCGGCGGGCGGTGAGGGTGGGGCGGAACTCGAGGCCGGTGGGGCTCGCGAAGACGCTTTGCGCGCCGAGGCACACGCCGAGCGCGGGGCCGCCGTCGCCGTCGTGCGCCACGAGATCGCCGCGCCGGGCCATCGCCACGGGCGCCTCGGGCCAGCCATGCTCGGCAAACGTTTTTCTTGCGATCGCCTCGAGGCCGCCGAGCGTGCCGAGCACGCGGGCCGCCGTGAGCGCGGAATCGACCTCGGGGCGCCACGGGCGCGCGGGATCGACGCCGGTGAGGATCGCCACCCAATCGCACGCGAAAAAGGCGCAGTTATTCTCGGCCCAGTCGAAGGGCTGCGCTTTCTTTTCCTCGACGAACAGAGCGAGGCGGGCGGGCCAGTTGTCGCGGCGGGTGGTGGTGGTCGTGCTCATTCGTAGGTGTCGCCGCCGCGCGGGTCGATCACGCCGGAGCCGGCGCCGCCGCCGATGCTCACCGTGGCCTTGCCCCACGTAATTTCTTTGTTTTGCAGGCCGGCCACGTAGGCGAGGCCGAGATCGCCGGGATACTCGATTTGCAGATCCTCGTCGGTGTAGCGGCGGCCACGGGCGCGGGAGTCGATCAACTCTTTCTCAAGGTTGATCGTGATGGAGGCCGTCTCGCCGTTGTCCTCGATCGGGCAGATGTCGATCACGCCGTCGAAGATGAGATACGGGTCGATCGTGAAGCCGGCCGAGGCGTTGAGGAGGCCGAAGTAAATCTTGGCGGGGCGGCCTTGGGTGTCGTCGGCGAGGGCGAGGGCGATGAGGCCGGAGGGGATGCCGGAGAGGCGCAGTTGCACGCCGTTGGCGGCGCCGTCGCGGGTTTCTTTGATCGGGGAAATCGTGCCGAGGTGCCCGGTGCCGGTAAACGTGTTGCCGCCCCAGGTAATGTCGCCGTAGCCATTCCACGCGCGCACGGTGCCGGTGGGCCATTGCAATTCCACGAGGAAGACGGGCGAGATCGAGGCGGCCGCGGCGGCGGCGCCGAAGGAAGTGGGAAGATCGCGCGGCATGGTTTTTTTTAGGAAAGGGCCTCGACGGCGGTGAAGGAGAGGCCGGCGCAGATCTTGCGCTCATCCATCGCCCAGGCGGGGAGGCTCGCCAGGCGGAAGAGGCCGCGCGGGGTGGCGTAGGTGATGGGCGAGGTGTTGGCGTAGGCCGAGCGGAGCCGGGGGAAGACATCGACCGACGTGGCCGAGTTGACCTGGACGACGCGGTGCAGGCGCGACGAGAGCCCGGTGAAGACTTGCAACCAATCGCCCACGGCAAAGGTGCCCGTGGCGCCCGCGATCGGGAGCGTGGTCGAGTTGGCCGCCGCGCCCGCGCCCACGCTGAGCGTGCCGGTGACGGCGCCGAGGCGCGTCGTGCGGACCGAATCGCCGAGCAAAAAGGTGCCCTCGCGGCCGTTGAGCGCGAGGAAGAAGCCGGCCCACTCGCCGGCGGCGGTTTCCTTCATGGGCGGGAGCGAGACGGTGGCCTCCCACCATTGGCCGGGCCATGCGTAGACTTGTTGCTGGCCGGTAAAGGGCGAGGCGTTGAGGCCCACGATGGAGCGCGGCGACCACTCGATCGAGCGGATGCCGGTGACGGTGGGCAGGGTGAGCGGGAAGGTGATGGCCATGGCGGGTTTTTAGTAGGCGCGGGCGGTGGCGCCGCCGCGGCGGCGGATGTCGGCGAGCTGGGCGAGGGTCTGGCGTTGGTTGAGGGCGAGCAACGGGCCGAGCTCGGCCTTGGTAACGCCGGTGGCGAATGAGTAGTTGAAGGCGTAGGAATCGCCGCCGCCGCGCTCGCCCATGCCGGCGGAGATGCCGGCCGGGATGATCGTGCCGCCGGTGTTGCTCTTGAAAAATTCCTCGCCGGCCTCGTTGACCCGGTAGGTCACGCCGGCCTCGACGCCGCCACCCATGGCGCGGCCCGGGATCGCGGCGCCCGTGCCGTAAAAGGCCGGGAGCACGGCGCGGCCGCTGAGGCCAAAGAGCCCATTGATGAGCGGGTTGATGATCGCCAGGCGCGCGGCCATCTCAATGACGGAGCGGGCGACCACATCGACCAGGCTGGAGAAGGTGTTTTCGCCGGTGATGAGGATATCGGCAAAGGATTGGCCGGCGCGGTCCGCGACGTTTTCCCACATCGCCGCCATGCCGCTCGACCACGCGGTGGCCTTTTGGCCGACCACGTCTTGGGCCTTGCCGGCATCGATCAGGCGCGAGGCGTAGTCCTCGACCTCGCCGCTGGCTTTGGCGTAGGCCTCGGCGGCTTCGCCCATGGCACGGGCGGCGGTCTCGGTCGTGATTTCCTGCCGCTTTTCCATCTCGTTGAGGCGCTCGATCTCGGCGGTGTATTTTTCCAGCGGGGTGCGGACGGCGAGGGTGAGGGCGGCGGCCTCTTGCAGGCGTTTATTCACTGCCGCTTGGGCCTCGGCGAGGGCCGCCGCATCGCGGCTCACATCGCCGAAAAACGTCGCGAGGGCATCTTCGACCTTGGGCAAAATGGCGGCGGCGGCGGCGTCGAGATCGCCGAAGAAATCGGTGACGGCATTATTTACGGCGCTGGCGTTGAGGCCCTCGATCTGCTTGCGGAGGGCGTCGGCTTGCTTTTGCAGCGCGGGCATGGCCGCTTGCGCCTTGTCGGCGCGGTCGAGCATGAGCTCATAGAAATCGCGGCCGCCCATGCCCACGTCGCCGAAGCTCTCGCCTTCGAACCGCTTGACCCGCGTGCCCAGGTTGGAGAGGCCGAGGGCGCCTTGGCTGCCCTTATCGACAAAGGTCATGCCGGCCGTGGCCTTGGCGCGGTCCGCTTCCAAGTTGCGCAGCTGGTTTTCGATGTCGGCGAGTTGTTTCTTGCGGGCGGCGAGCTGGGCCTCGGGGAGCATCTGGTCGAGGCTCGATTCAATCCGCATTGAGGAGATCTCGCGGAATTTCTCCGCGATGCTCGCGGCGCTGTCATCGACGCGCTTGGTGTAGGCCTCGGCCTCTTTGATCATGCCGACGAAGTGATCGACGCCGGTGTTGATGATGCTGAAACCGCCAAAAAGACCCGCGCCGCGGAGCAGGTCTTTGCCAAAGTCGGCGAGCTCAAACTTGCGTTTGATGCCCTTGGTGAGCTTGTCGACCTCGGTGTTGATCGCCGCCGACGAGCGGCGGGAGGCGTTGTCGGCGCGCTTGAACTCGTCGACGAACTGCGTCGCGTCGGCCGTGACTTTGGCGTGGAGCTCGCCGATGGATTTTTTCGCCATAAAATTAGACGCGATGGGCGCCGGCCTTCACGAGGCGGGCGCGGGTTTTTTCGATGCCTCTGGCGATGCCGGCGGCGAGGGCCTCGCCGGTCTCGCGGTGGCCGGCGTTGACGGCGGGGCGCATAAAGGGGCGGGCGGCGACGAAGCCGAGCACGCGGGCGGTGCGTTTGCGGAGCGTCGTGCCGGCCTTGGGCGCGACGATGAAGTGCCCAAATTCGACCAAGTGGGCGTATTTGTGGGGCTTGCCGGCCTTGCTAAAATTGCCGCCGGCTTTGATGCGCTCGCCGCCGCGGTAGAAACCTTTATCGGGGCCGATGATCGCCGTCGCGTTAAGGCCGCCGCGATATTTTTTGACGATGTGCGTGATGCTTTTTTTGAGCGCGCCGGTATCGCGCGAGCGTTCGGCAAATCGTTTGGCGTGTTGCTCGATCGGGCGGGCGGCGACCTTCATGGCCGTCGTCATGATCTGCGCCTGGAGATCCGCCGGAAGCCCACGGAGGACGGCGGTGATGCCGTCGAGGCCGGTGAGCGGGGTGCGGATGTAGGCGGTGCGGGCCATGATTAGAGCGTGGGCGGGAGCGGTGGGCCGAAGGCGGCGGTGAGGGCGGCGGAGAGTTTCTTTTGCTGGGCGGCGAGTTGCTCGGTGGTCTCTTCCTCGGGCGGAAGAAAATCGGCGGGGTCGCCGCCGATCTGGCAGGCCATGAGGTTGGCAAAACGGCGGGAGTCGCGGCGCTCTTTGGTGCGCCACGCTTTGGCGAGGGCGGAGGATTCGGCGGGCGTCAGTTGCCAGGCGTCGAGGCCGGCGGTGAGGCCGAGATCGACGACGGCAAAGGCCCAGTCGGCGAGGGCGCGGCGCTCGGCGGGCTTTTTTTTTCTGGGAAGGCCTCGGCCACGAGCGCCGAGATGACTTTGAGGGCGCCGAGTTGCTGGTCCTCGGTGCTGAGATACTCGGCGAGATCCTCGGGCGCGGCGAACTCGTGATCGCGCTCGGTGAGGCTCGCCCAGAGCAGAGCGCAGAGCGCATAGAGCCGGTGCTTGCCCCGGCCGAGCGCGGCGAAGGAGGCCGGGCGCTCGAGGCTGGCGTTGCGCGCTTGCGCCCGGGCCGTCCAGCGCACGGGGCGCGGACGGTCGAGGGCGATGAGGATCGGGCCGGCGGGGGCCATGCTCAGGCGGTGAAGGTCGAGGCGCCGGTGCCGTCGATCACGATATTGCACATGAGCTTGCCGTTGACCGGGAGCGGGAGGCCGATGCTCGTGATGCGCGAGGGCACGACCCATTTGGCCGCGCCGGCATCGGGCAAGGTGACTTCCAGAAAGCCAGCGGTGCCGGCCTCGACGGCGGCGCGCAGGATCTCGTGGGTCGCATCGGCCGGATCCCAGAGGATCTCGCCCGAGAAGTTAAACGGCTCTTTGAAGCCGGCGTCGATCTTGTCGAAGGTGCCGGAGCTGTTGTCGTGGGTGGTCACATCGAGCAGGCCGGCGCGGTCGCCGAGGCTGATGGTCGAGTCGCCGGCTTGGCCGATGACGGTGGTGGGAGGGTTGGCGGTGCCCCATTTGAAGATAGCGCCTTTTGCTTTGTATTTGGCCATGGTGGTCGGTGTTTTTTAGTTGGTGATTTTGGTGCGGTGGAAAAGTGGGCAACGCTCAGACGATGAGGTCGCAATCGGCGCGGAAGACCTCGACATTTTCGTCGAAGTTGCCGTCGCGCTCGTCTTGCAGGGTGGGCACTTCGCCGGTGGAAAGGGCGACGCCGTCGAGGGCGGCGATCACGGCGTCGCGGAGCTCGATCGCTTGCGCCGCGGTGCCGGCGAAGCACGCGAATTGATAGGTGCGCTCGGTGACGGCCGAGGCGCCAACGTGGCATTGATCGGGCGAGCTCGCGATTTGTTGATAGACGACATACGGAAAGCCGGCGCCGGCGGGCACGGTCACGAAGTAGAGCCCATCGGCGCCGATGAACGCGGCGACGGCGGTGTTGGCCGTGAGGGCGGCGACAAGGGCCGAGTGAGTATCAAGGGCGGTGGCCACGGTGAAAGGGGGCGGGCGGGGCCTAGTCCTGGTCGTGCTCGCGGCGGCGGGAGCGGACGAGCAAGATCCATTTCGTAAGGACGTAGCCGAGCGAGGCGAGGCCCACGGCGATCGAGAGCACGCTGTGGATATGGGAGAGCAGGGCGGTGCCAATCGTGCCCGCGCCGCCGATCAGTGGTGTAAGGTCGTGTCGCATTTTTTTACGGGGTGCGGTTGGCGTGTTGGCGCTCGAGGCGGGTGATGGTGTCGAAGGTCTCCAAAACAAAAACGGGGGCGGCGGCGGCGGCGGCTTGGAATTGCGGGTGGCGGGCGAGGCGGGCGGTGTTATCCTCGGCCGACACGGGCAGGGCACGCGGCGCAAAGGTCGCGCACGCCGGGAGAAACGGGAGCAGCAGGGCGAGCACGAGCAAGGGCTTCGGCGATGAGCGCGGCGTTCCGGGCGTTTTTGGCGGATTCATCGGCAAGGTTTTGCTCGGTTTTGTACGCGGAGTAGGCGGTGAGCAGTTGGGCAAAAAGGGACTCCGCCGCCGGCATCGCTTTGATGATCGCGAGGATGACGGCGACGACGGAGGCCATGGTTTTGCGGGCTTACTTGGCGTTGGCTTGCTCGGAGGACACGCCGTTGTCGCGGGCGGCGACGCCCACGATGAGGCCGCCCAGGGCGAGCAGGGCTTCGCTCACCCAGTAGTAATCGGGCGTAAGCAGTTGTTTTGAGACGGGAGCGAGGGCGAGGATGATGCCGCCGAGGGTGGTTTTCCAAGATTTCATGGTGATGTGGTTTTGATGTTTACGGGAGCGGGAGAATTTTTGCGGGGGGGCGGGAGAAAATGGCGGGGTCGCGGGGATCGGTGGGCGTGGCGCAACCTGAGAAGGCGAGGAATGCGATGAGGCAACCAAGCCGGAGAGGTGCCCACGGAACACACGGAAGACACGGAAGCCGGAAAGATTGGGGGGGAAGTTTCATGCGGCGAAGCCTTCGGTGATCGAGGCGCGCTCGCCATCGGTGAGGGTGATGAGCTCGCCATCGGCCGGCTCGAAAAAATGGATCTGCCCGTCGTGATCGGCAAACCAAAGGGCGGCATGGCGGCCGACCCGGCGGGAGTTGCGGGCGGTATAGTCGATCGAGCCGAGGGCGGTGCCGGTGCGGGTGCGGCCGGTGACGAGAGCATCGACGGCGCAACATTCGATCGCGTAGGCCGTGAAGCTGAGCGCGTGGTTGTCGCAGTCAAAGATCTCGGGGCGCCAGAGCGGGCGCTTTTCCGTTTTGCCGCCGCCGATCTGCACGACGTGCGTGAGCCGCTCAGGGAGCGACGCGACCCAGTAGCCCCACGCCTCGCGGACCCATGCGGGAGAGAGCCCATCGTAGCTCGCGTCTTTCCAGCGCCAAAGGTGCGCGGGGGCGCCGATGGCGTAGAGCGCGAGCGCGAGCTGTTGGGTGGTGAGCACGAGGCGGCCGGAGGGTTTTGGGTTTTACGGCGCGGGCGCGGGAGCCGGGGCCGGTGCGAACTTGGCGGCTTGGTCGGCGGTGAAGGCGGCTTTCACGGCGAGACTCAGGCCGGAGAATTGCGCCGGGGTGAGCGTGATCGTGAAGCTCGCGGCGGTCGAAAGCTCGCGGGAAATCTCAGTGCCTTCGGAGTCGGTTTTGACGACGAGGGGGAACACGGTGAGGGTGAGGGAGCCGTCGTCGGCGGGGTCGCCTTGCACGCGGCCAACGTAGTGCGTGATCGTGTTTCCGGCCTTGGTGACGGTGGAGAGGACGGTGCGAGTCGGAGCCGGTTCGGCCGCAAAAGCGACGGAGGCGAGGGCGAGGGCGAGGAGTGCGAGGATGTGTTTTTTCATGTGCTTAAGAGGATACGGCTTTGATAACGGAGAAGTTGAAGACGGGGGCTTCGGAGGTCGTGCCGCCCGTAGTGGCATAGCTGATACGGAAGGAACCCGCGCCCACGGCGGTGACGTGCACCATGTAAAGGTCCGTCCCGCTGCGCTGGTTAACGATGATCGTGTCCGTCGCGGCAACCGTGCTGTTGGTGACGGTGAATGACTGCCACGTCGCGGAGCCTGCGGCGGTGAACAGCGTGATCGCGCCGCACACGTTGTTGAGCGTGACGCCAGTGGTGCGCGAGGTGCCTTGCGTGACTGCGCCGCCCGCGCCGGTGCCGTAGCCGATGCCGCCCGTTGCGGAGGTCGAGCGGACGGAGCCCGAAACGGTGAGGTTGCCGCCGAGAGTGGTAGCGGTGCTGCTAAACGTCGCAGCGAGAGTCGCGTTGACGGCAATCTGAACAGGTGCGGTTGTAGCCGAAGCGAGCACAGTGGCGTATGCCGTCGAGCTTCCAAAGAAATTGCCGCCCGTGCTGGATTCGATGCCGAGCTGAATCCGTCCTCCGGTGTTGGCTATGTCGAGATACTGGACCGCGGTTGAGGCTCCGGTGCGTGAGAACAGAAGCCCGCTCGATGCCGAGTTGATTTGCCCGCCGAACCAAGCCGCCCCCGCATTGCCAAAACCGCCCGCGTTGATCAGCGAGCCGGTCGTCGTGGATGTGGATGCGGTGGTGCCGAACACCTTGAGCCCGCTCGAGCCGGAAATGTCGGTCGTGCCGCCGATGAGGACGTTGCCGCTGTAGGCAATTTGCAGTCCACCCGTGTCTTGATTAACTCCGTAGTTGACCAAGAAAACTCGCCCATTCGCAGGCGTTCCGGTGTCTGAGCGATAGCCGATTGTTCCCGCGCCGCCGTTGGTGAGGCTGCGCCCAAAAATAATTTCGTTGTATCGGCCAGCGGTTGTCGCCCCTGCGTTTAAAAAGCGGGCGAGCGAGGGCGTGATCGAATCTTCCGATTTTGTAAAAGAAAGGAAGCCGGTGCCGCCCGCCCCGATATTTACATTTTGATTCCCGCTCCCGGCGTTGAGCGTGAGGTCAGTCGCAGCTGGCGAGGTGAGAGACGCCGAGATTGGCGTCGTGAGCGTCGGTGACGTAGAAAGCACGTTTGCGCCGCTGCCCGTCGAGGTGGTCACGCCTGTGCCGCCGTTGGCGACTGGTAGCGTGCCGGTCACGCCCGTCGTTAGCGGTAGGCCCGTGCAGCTCGTCAGCGTGCCGCTGGACGGTGTGCCAAGAACCGGCGCGGTCATCGTCGGACTCGTCAGGGTCTTGTTCGTCAGCGTGTCCGTGGTCGCACGTCCCACGAGCGTGTCGGTCGCGTCGGGCAACGTCACCACGCGGCCGGCTGTCGAAACGGCGTCAATCAGCGTCACCGCGCTTGCGGCGCTGGACGAACTGCGGAAGCGGATGCCCTTGTTGAAATCCGTGCCGTCGCTGATCGTGAAAAGTCCGCTGCCCTTCGGCTGCAAATGCACGCCGATGTTTGTGCTCGCGCCCTCGGCGAGAACGTGGAGCGGGTTGCCGACGCCGGTCCCGTTCTTAATCTCAATGTAATCAGTCGCGCTCGCCACGCCGGTCAATCGCACGATGTCGTTGCCGCCGCCAACGATTCCCACCGTGTCTGCCGCCGGGCGATAGAGTCCGGTGTTCGTGTCGCTGACGAAGAAGAGGGACGGCGCCGCTTCGGTCCCGTCCTGCAACTCGATTTGTCCCTCGTCGCCGGTAATCGTGATCGTCGTCGGCGTCTCGGTGATCGTGATGTTACTGCCGGCCACAAGGTTCTTCGGCACGTAGTTCGGCCCTTCGCTGCCGAGGATTTGCCCGCTGCTTGGGATAGGCAGAATGTCGGTGAGCGTAGTAATGCCGCCGCCGCCGCCACTGTTTCCGCGTGCTGCGTTCAGCGTCCAGTTCTCGGCGTTCCGGCCCGGACGCTCGCGGTTGTCGTTGATGTTCGACACGAACGAATCGCCGTTGAACGTCACT